TACGTCTACCACTACTACGTTTAATACTACTACTACATACTCTACTAATAGAGCAACTACAACTACTTTTAATACGTCAACCGCTACCGTAACAGTATTTAACACATCTACTACCACCGTGTTCAGCACCAATACAAGTAAATCAACTACTACTGTATTTAATACAAGTACAACTACAACTATTAGTACTAACAGGTCAACTACAACTGTATTTAATACAACCACTACATATAGTACCAATAGAACTACTAATACTGTATTTACTACTAGTACGTCACGTTCTACTAATAGAACAACTACTACAACATTCACAACAACATTTGAAACAAGTAGAACAACTACGTTTAACACTTCAAGAACTACAACTATAAGTACTAATAGAACTACAAACACTGTGTTTAGCACAACAACAACGTATAGTACAAACAGAACAACTAATACGGTGTTTACAACAACTTTCCCTACTAGTAGAAGCACTAATAGAGCTACTACTACTACGTTTAATACGAGCACAACTACACAGACCAGTAGATCTACAACAACTACATTTAATACAAGTACAACAACCACTTTTAATACATCTAGAACAACTACATTTAACACAAGTAAATCTACTAATCGTACTACTACAACTACATTTACAACTACGTTCTCTACATCTACTAATAGAAATACCACCACAACATTTAACACTAGTACCACAACGCAAACATCTAAATCTACCACAACTGTGTTTACTACTAATACAAGTAGGTCTACAAACAGAACAACAACAACAACATTTACTACAACGTTCAATACTAGTAGAACCACCACATTTAATACTAGTAGAAGTACAGCTACTAGCAGATCAACTACAACTACATTTACTACAAACACAGTAGTGTCAACTAACAGAGCTACTACCACAGCTTATACTACAACATTTAATACGTCAAGAAGTACTAACCGTAACACTACAACAGTTTTTTCAACCACCACAACGTTCAATACAACTACAATTTTTAATACTACGTATTCATCACATATACGATCTACAAACAGAAATACGTCTACAAATAAAAATACAACTGAATCAAGAAGTACGTCAACTAATAGAAATACTACTACTACGTATTCTTCACATATAAGATCTACCAATAGAACAACTAACACAGTGTTTAATACTCTAACTACGTTCAATACTAGTAGAACAACAACGTTTAGTACTACTACACAATACTCTTCACATATACGATCTACTAATAGAAATACATCTACAAGTAGAAGCACAACTACTACGTTTAATACTACTACTATTTTTAGCACAACCACTGTGTATAGTACTAACAGAAACACAGCTACAAGTAGAAGTACTAATACGGTATTCCAACAGTCAACACTAATGGCATGGTTAACTGGTACAGTAACACAAATGAATACATCTACTAATAGAAGCACATCAACTACAACTACGTATAGTACAGTTACTACTTTTAACACTAGTACGTCCACAGAAACTACTAAAATAACAGTGTTTAACACGACAACTACTTATCAGACTGCTCACAATACAACAACTACATTTACTACAACGTTTAACACGACATTTAACACTAGTACATTAACCTATACATTTACAGCGTTTGTAACAATATTTCAAACGTCAAGATCAACATTCACGTCAGGTGGTGGCGGTGGTGGTTGTAGTAGAGGCTGTAACTAAGAAAATAAATATGTAATTATAAAAATATGTCAGGATACGAAAAACCGTCGGATACGCAGATTAATTATCACAAAGCAGACCTTACAGTTAGGGATAATGGTGATATTGTTTGGTTTAATCCGACAGCACAAGAAACATGGGAAGTTATGATGGGTTGGGAACAGCCTATTATGGAAAAGATGGCAGAGGTGTGTGTCAACGAGGGTGACCATGTTTTAGAGTGTGGTTTTGGTATGGGTATATTAGCTACAGCTGTGCAAGCAAGAAAACCAGCATCACATACAATAGCAGAAACACATCCACAAATACAACCAAAACTTGCTGAGTTTGCTTCTAATAATCCAACAGTAAGAGCTGTAAACGACAGGTGGTATAGCTTAATAGAAGAGGCTGGTAGGTATGATGTTATACTAATGGATACATATGCTGACGCAGACTTACATCCAAGGTTTGCATATTTTGTAAAACAAAAAGCAAAGCAAGGTAGTAGAATATCTTGGTGGAACTGGAGTGGCGGTAAAACAGATCCATGGATGAAATTTTATTGGCCAGACGAACATATTGTTTTTCACGATGTAGATATAAATCCACCTGCAAATCAATACTACAACAAGTCTGTATATCACTTACCTGTATACACAAATCAAAAGCCAGCAACTGGTTATGGTGTAGTAAGGCAAGATGCTACGATACATGTTAATGGTAACGACTCTATTCCTATGTGGCAAGTTGTAAAGCATGATAAGTTATTATCGTCAGACGTAGCAGGTAATAGATCAGAAAAGCAGAGAGGTGAAAAAAATGTTTTTATAATGAAAGCAAAAGGTATATATACAATAAACTCTGATTTAAAAGCTACTGGCAACCAACCTATAATAGCAAAAAGAAATAATGCGTGGCGTGAGTTTAACGTAAATCAACTAACCGTTGGCGACAAGTTATATGGTATTGCTGGTAACGAAATAGAAATAACACAAATAGACTTTGACGATTCAGATACTGTATATGAAATATGCAAGCTAGGCGTTAGTTATAATTACTTTGTTAACGGTATACTTGTTGGGGAAGGAGGTGTAGACAATGCCTAATACTACTACAACCTTTCAAACATCTTTAGGTACAGATAGACCAACGCAAACAACTACTACGTTTAGCACAAGTAGATCTACAAGCAGAACAACTAATAGAAATACTACAACCTACTTCAATACTAGCACTAGTACTCAGACTACACGTACAACTATATTTAACACTACCACCGCCTTCAGCACAAACCGAAGTACAGCTACTAGCAGAACTACAGGTACTACAACTACATTTAATACAACAACATCTTATACAACTCTGTTTAGCACAAATAGAGAACACGTGCTTTGGTCTCCTGCTACACCAGGTACAGACCCACTATATAATTTTGATCATGATAGCACTGCTCAAGGTGCTGGTGACTATCCAGGTGATGGGTTGTTTAGAGTAAATAACCCAAGTGGTAATCCTAAAGATACAACAAAAATTACTGTTTCAAGGTATGGTGCGGCTGGCACAGGTACAGATCACACAGGCGCTATGGATTCTATTGTAAATGCGACAGTTCTTAATGGCGCTAAAGGTAGGTTGCGACTTCTTGGTATACTTAATGCTAGTGGTGCTGCTTATTCAGCTCCCGGCGTATCATATAGAATTACAGCTGCAACAAAACGAACAAACGGTTCAGACATACACTTTGAATTTACCGTTGCATATACTGGCTGGGCGGGTGGTGGTCCAAGTTTTACTGAATCAAATGGCGTTGCAACAAGTTATGAAGAGAGTAGTTTAGCATTGTATCAAATAGGTATTGCGTTTGAAGATCCAAGCGACACGTGGAATACGTCAACTGCTACAACTACTACGTTTAGTACAAATACTATTTACAACACGTCAACAACCACAACTACTAATAGAAACACAAGTACTAGCAGCTCAACAACAACAACGTTTAATACAACAACAGTATTTAACACAAGTACTGTAACTAATAGAAGTACATCTACAAGTAGAACCACAACGTTTGAAACTAATCTTGCTGTTTCAACTAATTTCGATACTACTACTACGTTCAACACTAGCACTATAACAAACAAAACTACAAATACAGTATTTAGCACTACTACAAGTTATACTACAAACACTGTGTTTAATACAAACACCGTGTTTAACACGAGTACAATAACTACTAGGTCTACAAATAGAAGTACGTCAACAAATAGAACTACAACTACTAATAGAACTACCAATACAGTGTTTACCACAACTTTCAATACTAGTACAGTAACTCAAAAGTCTACCACAACAACATTTAACACTAGTACTGCAACCACAACTAATAGATCAACCACCACGACATTCAGTACTACAACTACATTTAATACTAGCAGAACTACAACATTCAATACTTCTAAGTCAACCAACAGAACTACTACGACTACATTTACAACTACCTTTAGTACGTCTACTAATAGAAGCACCACTACTACATTTGGCACTACCACAACTGTATCTACAAATAGAAGCACTAATACAGTGTTTAATACAACTACATCACGTAGTACAAATAGAACAACGACTACAACTTTTACTACGACATTTAATACATCACGTACTACAACATTTAATACATCACGCACAACTACTATAAGCACAAATAGAAGTACTACAACCACATTCGGTACTACTACCACTGTGTCCACAAACAGAGCTACTACCACAACTTTTACCACTACGTTTAATACATCACGTAGTACAAACAGAAATACTACAACTGTGTTTAATACTAGTACTGCAACTTCAACTAATAGAAATACTACTACTGTCTTTAACACTAGTACTACTACTACTTTCAATACTAGTAGAACCACAACGTTTAATACTAGTAAGTCAACTAATCGTACGACTACTACAACTTTTACTACAACGTTTGGAACTTCTACAAATAGAAACACAACGACTGTATTTAACACGTCTACAGCTACATCAACTAATAGAGCGACGACAACTACGTTTAATACGTCAACTACAACAACAGTATCTACTAATAGATCAACAACAACTACGTTTACGACATCTACGTCGCGTACAACTACTATATCTACAAATAGATCAACCAATACTGTTGTATCCACTAACAGAGCTACTACTACTGTGTTCAATACCTCTACAGCAACGGCCACAAGTAGAACTACTACAGTATCAACTAATAGAGCAACAACTACTACGTACTCTACTAATAGATCTACAACTACTACATTTAATACAGCTATAAGTACATCAACTAGTAGAACAACTACAATATCTACTAACCGTGCTACTACCACAACGTTCAACACATCAACAGCTACAGCAACTAGTAGAACTACTACTATTAGTACAAACAGAGCTACGACTACTACATACAATACAACAAAAACAACTAACACTGTATTCAATACATCGACTACAACGCAAACGTCAAGAACTACTACAATATCTACCAATAGGTCTACGACTACAACATTTAATACATCTACTAGTACAACAACTGTATTTAATACTAGTACTACAACTACATTTAATACTACAACTACATACAGCACTAATAGAAGTACGACAACTACTTTTAATACTAGTACTACAACTACGTTTGGTACATCAACCACTGTATCTACCAATAGGGCAACTACTACTACGTATGAAACTACAAAGACTACAAATACAGTGTTTAACACGAGCACCACTACTCAGTTTGCTACTACCACTACATACAGTACAAACAGAAATACTACCACAACGTTTAATACATCAACGGCAACTGTAACAACATTTAATACAAGTACTACAACTACTTTTATTACAACAACTACGTTTAATACAGCTATAAGTACTACCACTACGTTTAATACAAGTACCACAACAACATTTAATACCACGACAACGTATAGCACTAATAGAACTACCAATACAGTATTCAATACTAGCACGTCTACTGTTACCGTGTTTAATACATCAACTGTTACGCAAAAAACAACTAGCACTGTTGTTAGTACAAATAGATCCACAAGCACAGTGGTATCTACAAATATCGATACAACTACTACATTTAATACTTCAACTAATACTATAACGGCGTACACAACAACATACTCAACAAACAGAGATACTACTACAACGTATAATACTACAAGAGCTACAACAACCACGTATAATACAAGTACTAGTACAACTACAGTGTTTGAAACAACGTATGAAACAAATAGATCTACAACTACAACGTACAGTACAAATAGAACAACCAATACTGTATTTAATACATCAACTAACACAACAACTGTATTTAATACAACTACCGCTACAGTAACTACGTTTAATACAAGTACAGCTACTACAACTACGTTTAATACAAGTACTAACACTATAACGCTATATAGCACAACATATGAGACTAATATTGATACGACTACAACTTTCAATACATCAAGAACTACGATATTTATAACTACTATAAGTACAAACAGAGATACAACCACAGTATTTAATACAAGTACGGTTACTGAAAAAGCTACTAGCACTGCATATAGCACTAATAGAACAACAACAACAACTTATGAAACGAGTAAATCTACTAACACTGTAGTGTCAACTAATAGAACAACTAACACGGTGTTTAACACAACTACAGCAACAACTACTACGTTTAATACTACAACTGCAACTGTTACCGTGTTTAATACTACAACTACAACAAATAGAAGTACAACTACTACATATAGTACAAATAGAAGTACAACAACTGTAGTATCAACTAATAAAGCTACAAGTACAGCATACAGTACTAATAGAGCTACTAACACTGTTATAAGTACTAACACTGTGTTTAATACAACCACAACATTTAATACGACAATAGCATTTTACAATACAGTAAGATCAGATTACAATACTGACAGGGTAGACTACAATAGCTCTAGTTAGAAAACACTAAAAGTGTGTAATAGTATATAAAGAAATTTAAATTTAATTTAATTATATGGAAATGTTTAATAGGAAGGTTCTGAAAGAAAGAATAGGGCACCTTCAAAAAAATGATAAGCTCGATTACTTGGAGCAAGTAGAGGGCTATGTTATACGAAAGTGTAGCGAAAACGGAATAGAGTATGCTTACGATGTGATGGCAGAAGAGATGCCTTACTTTAAAACAATGGCATACACAGAGTTGGCAACGTGTTTTTATTTGCAGCCAATGAACTTCAAGATAAGAGACGCACAATTGCCAGATGCGTTTCATGATAAAGATCATGAAGTTTTAGATTATGCTTCTTACTTTGTAAGTAACATAACAGATAATACTGCCAACAAGTATAAAGATAGGTTAGATGACTACCAAAAGTGGCCAGCTAAAGACTACTTAGTAATACTTCCAGGTTCAAACAAATTAAAAGACAGATGTTGTTTGAACAAGATGAGGCACATACAGAGAGTACATAAGGGTAACGTTTTATTTAAACCGCATCCGATAACAACTCATCAAATCATTGGTGAGATGAAAGATTTGTTCGGACAGGAAAATGTACTGCCAAGAGAAATGGATATGTATTATTATATACAAAAGTCAAAGAAAGTATATACAACTCACTTAAGTGAAAGTGCTGTGTATGCTAGTGTTTTAGGTAAAGACATAGAACCATTTGATGTATGGAATAATATATTTTACGGGTCTTTCTATTGTGTTAGTAATCATTTATTTGATAACAAACATGATGCAAGAAATTATATCAACAAAGTTTTTTCAAGTCCTAAGTCAGGAATTATATGTCCTAGAATAGATAAAAACTGGAAAGAAAAAGTTGATAAGTACTTTGAGTACATAACTGCTAAAAGAGATAAGTATAAAAACTGGTTTATTGATAGCAGAAAACCAAAAAATAAAAAATAAAATTTAATACAATGAAAATAAAAAAAGACGAACTAAAAGAATTACAGGATAGAGTTTCTAACATAAATCAAGCTAAACTTAGACTTGGTACACTAGAAACACAAAAGATGGTTATAGCACAAGCTATAGTAAATCTACAAAGACAGCTTGAAGAGTTTCACAAGAAGCTTGACGTGTTATATGGTAACGGCGACAAAATAAGTGTTGATGTTACCACGGGTCAATATAAAAAATTAGAAAACGATGAAGCTGATAAGAAAAATTAGTGTTGGCAAAGATTATAAAAACGATGCTATGCACTACTCTGTAGGCCAAGAGGTTTATGGAGGGCATACTATTTGCGACATCTTAGAAGATGATAGCAAGTACAGTGTGTTTATAAAAAAGAATAATGATGTGTTGCCTTGGAAAGACTTTAACAAAAACATGGCAATATCAGTTGAGTATAACTTAGAATATTGAAAGGGCTATTTGACTTTATCATAACACCAAAAGGTAAACGCTATAACAACACGAAGCAAGTAGGTGATACCGAACTCGTGCTGAACGCTTCATTAGAAGACCATTTAATGATAAACCGTACAGGTATTGTAAAAGCGTTACCTACAGTTGGTGATACTAATATACAAGTTGGTGATGAAGTAATTCTTCACCACAATGTGTTTAGAAGGTGGTACAATGCAGAGGGGTTAGAAAAAAACAGTAGAAGCTTTATAGATGAAGATACATACTGTGTATCTAAAGATCAAATATTTTTATATAAACATAAAGGTATATGGACAGCCCCTGATGATTATTGTTTTGTAAAGCCAATAAAATCGTATGATAAACTCAGTGATGAAAAAGAGCAACCGTTAATAGGTATTTTAAAATACTCTAATAATAAATTAAACGCGCTAGGATTAACAGAAAATACTTTAGTGGGTTTTAGCCCTAATAGTAGATTTGAGTTCGTTATAGAGCGCGAGAGATTATATAGAGTGTTAACTAATTCAATTACAATTAAATATGAATATCAAGGACAAGAAGAAGAATATAATCCAAGCTGGGTATAAAGCTGTTGATGAATTAATCAAAGTTGCTAAAGAAGAAATTGTAGATACAGAAGAGGATGTATCTGCTGATAGATTAAAAAATGCCGCAGCAACTAAAAAGCTAGCTATATTTGATGCGTTTGAGATATTAAATAAAATACAAGACGAGCAGAACATGCTTGATGGTAAAGTGCAAGAAGATAAAACACAAGCCTTTGGCGGCTTTGCTGAAAACAGATCTAAATAATGTATAACCAAACATTATGTAAAATTGTTGAACCTATAAAATTAACAACAATAAATAGGTTAAACAAAAGCAAAAAGTGGAAGTATGGATATAACAAAGAACATGATGTTGTTGTTATATCTAAAACAGGCATGATAGGTGATATAATAGAAATACAAAATCTACAAATAGCATTACCTAAACAACCAAAGAAAATACATAAGTTTAAAAAGGACAAATGGGAAGTAACACCATATCCAAAAGAACTTAATAGGATAAAATCTATATTTGATTGGAGAGATTATCCTAATGAATTTAAAAGCAAGTATATTGATTATATTGAAGAAGAGTTTACAAAGAGAGAAAATGGCTTCTGGTTTTATAACAAAGGCATTGCTACTTATATTACTGGTACTCATTACATGTACCTCCAATGGTCAAAGATTGACGTCGGACACCCTGATTTTAGAGAAGCAAATAGATTATTCTTTATTTTTTGGGAGGCATGTAAAGCGGATGCCAGAAGTTATGGTATGTGCTATCTCAAAAACAGACGCTCAGGCTTTTCTTTTATGGCGTCGGGGGAAACAGTTAACCTCGCCACAATATCTTCCGATGCACGTTTCGGGGTATTGTCCAAATCTGGTGCCGATGCGAAGAAAATGTTCACGGATAAAATTGTCCCGATTTCGGTCAACTATCCTTTCTTCTTTAAACCGATCCAAGACGGGATGGACAGACCCAAAACAGAGTTGGCTTATAGAGTACCTGCTTCAAAGCTTACTAGAAGAAAACTCACCGCAAGTTCCGAAGATCAACCTGAAGAACTCACGGGGCTCGATACAACTATTGACTGGAAAAATACCGGTGATAATTCGTATGACGGAGAAAAATTAAAGTTATTAGTACACGATGAAAGTGGTAAGTGGGAAAGACCAGATAATATACTAAACAACTGGCGAGTAACTAAAACCACATTACGATTAGGTAGTAGAGTTATTGGTAAGTGTATGATGGGCTCAACTTGTAACGCGTTAGACAAAGGTGGTGATAATTTTAAGAAATTATATTATAACTCTGACGTAACTAAAAGAAATAAAAATGGCCAGACAGCTTCAGGACTATATTCGTTTTTTATACCAATGGAGTGGAACTATGAAGGCTTTATGGATGAGTATGGCTTACCTGTGTTTGATACACCAGATAACGAGGTCTACGGTCCACACAATGACCTTATTGATACTGGCGTTATAGATCATTGGCAAAATGAAGCTGATGGTTTGAAGAACGACCAAGACGCGTTAAATGAATTTTATAGACAGTTTCCAAGAACTGAAGAGCACGCGTTTAGAGATGAAACTAAAAACAGTATATTTAATTTAGTAAAGATATACGAGCAAATAGATTACAATGAAGAAACAAATCAAGGTATATCTATTGGTAATTTTCAATGGATTAACGGGGTAAAAGATTCAAAAGTACAATTTTATCCTGATCCAAGAGGTAGATTTAGAATTAGTTGGGTGCCACCAACTCACTTACAAAATAGAGTAATTGACAAAAATGGCACTAAATATCCAGGCAATGAGCACATGGGTGCTTTTGGTTGTGATAGTTATGATATATCAGGTACTGTAGATGGTTTAGGATCTAACGGCGCTTTACATGGTTTAACAAAGTTTAGCATGGAAGACGCACCACCTAGTCAGTTCTTTTTAGAATACGTGGCTAGACCAGCAACAGCTGAAATATTTTTTGAAGACGTTTTAATGGCGTTGGTATTTTATGGTATGCCAATACTTGCAGAAAACAACAAACCACGTTTATTATATCATTTAAGAAGAAGAGGTTATAGAGGTTATTCAATGAATAGACCAGATAAAGTTTGGAATAAATTATCACAAAGTGAAAAAGAAATAGGTGGTATACCAAACTCTAGTGAAGACATAAAGCAAGCTCATGCGGCAGCAATTGAAACTTACATACAAGAACATGTGGGTTTAAAACCAGATGGAGGTTGTGGCAATATGTATTTTAACAGAACACTAAATGATTGGTCGAAATTTGATATTACTAAGCGTACTAAGTTTGATGCTACTATTAGCAGCGGTCTTGCGATTATGGCTTGTAATAGACACTTGTATCAACCGAATAAAAAAATTGAAAGAGCGAAAGTAAACTTAAGTTTTTCAAAGTATAATAATGAAGGATTTACTTCACAAATAATAAAATAAAACATGAACACAAAGAGCGCACAAAATTATTTTCCAAGTCAAGTAGTTAGTGACCAAGAAAAAAACAGCTACGAATATGGATTAAAAGTAGCTCAAGCAATTGAAGCTGAATGGTTTGGTAAAGACTTTAATTCTAATAGATTTAGTTTAAACCAACAAGATTTTCATAAACTAAGACTATACGCAAGAGGCGAACAATCAGTTCAAAAATATAAAGATGAATTATCTATTAATGGTGATTTGTCATATCTTAATTTAGACTGGACACCAGTTCCTATAGTTCCAAAATTTGTTGATATTGTTGTAAATGGTATAGCTGAAAGAGGTTATGACTTAAAAGCATATTCTCAAGATCCGTTTGGTGTAAAGCAAAGAACAGATTATATGGAATCTATTGTTAGAGACATGCAGACATCTGAAATAAATGACGAAGCATATGTAACGTTAGGTTTAAATGTTTATGAAAACGATCCATTATCTTTACCTAAAACAACTGAAGAACTAGAGCTACATATGCAGCTTGATTACAAACAATCAATTGAAATAGCCGAAGAACAATCACTTAATGTTTTATTTGATGGTAATAAATACGACAACACGTTAAAAAGATTGTACTATGATTTAACAGTACTTGGTATAGCCGCTGTTAAAAATAACTTTGATACATCATCCGGTATAACTGTTGAGTATGTAGATCCTGCAAACTTAGTGTATTCTTACACTGAATCGCCTTATTTTGATGATATATATTATTGTGGCGAAGTAAAAAACATACCTATCAACGAGCTTAAAAAACAATTTCCACATTTAACAAACGAAGATTTATTAGAGATAGAAGATCAACCACATCAAAATGCTTATGCAGCAAATAGGTATAGTTCATCTTATAATGATAACAACGTAGATAATAATATAGCGCAAGTTTTATACTTTAATTATAAGACATATAATAATGAGGTATATAAACTAAAACAAACAGCAGCTGGTGGATCTAGAGTTATACCAAAAGATGATTCATTTGAAGCTGTTGGAGATGTTCCATTTGAAAAATTATCTAACTCATTAGAGGTTTTATATGAAGGCGCTTTAATATTAGGCACAAAAAAATTACTAAAATGGAATTTAGCAGAAAACATGTTAAGACCAAAGAGTAACTATACTAAAGTTAAAATGAATTACGCTATTCACGCGCCAAGAATATATAAAGGCAGAATAGAATCTTTAGTAAAAAGAATAACAGGCTTTGCTGACATGATACAGCTAACGCACCTAAAGTTACAACAAGTAATGTCACGTATGGTTCCTGACGGTGTTTATTTAGATGCTGATGGTTTAGCTGAAGTTGATTTAGGTAATGGTACAAATTACAACCCACAGGAAGCGTTAAATATGTTCTTTCAAACTGGTAGTATAATAGGTAGATCATTAACACAAGAAGGTGATCCTAATCCAGGTAAAGTACCTATACAAGAAATAGCAAGTGGTAATGGTGGCGCTAAGTTACAAAGTTTAATAGGCACATACAATTATTACTTGCAAATGATAAGAGATGTAACTGGTTTAAACGAAGCAAGAGACGCTAGCACACCGGATAAAAACGCTTTAGTCGGTATTCAAAAGTTAGCGGCAGCTAATTCAAATGTTGCTACTAGACATATACTTCAAGGTGGTTTACATTTAACAGTAGAAACCGCAGAAGCTTTAGCATTAAGAATATCTGATGTTTTAGAATACTCTTCAACAAGAGATGCTTTTATACAATCTATAGGAGCTCACAATGTAGCATCATTAGAAGAATTACAAGAGCTACATTTATATGACTTTGGAATATTTTTAACTTTAGCTCCTGATGAAGAAGAAAAGCAATTACTTGAAAATAACATACAAATGGCTTTACAGTCAAATAGTATTGAACTAGAGGATGCTATAGATGTAAGAAATATAAAAAATCTAAAATTAGCAAATCAAATGCTAAAAGTAAGACGCCAGAAAAAAATAAAGATGGACCAGATGTTAGCTCAGCAAAATATAGAATCGCAAGCTCAAGCTAATGCACAAGCGCAACAGGTTGCTGCTCAAGCTGAAGTTCAAAAGCAAAATGCTATAAATTCTTTAAAATTACAAGGTGACGCACAAAAGGCTGAGCTAGAAGCTAACAAGTTACAACTTGAAGCTGAACTTAAAAAAGACTTAATGGCACAAGAGTTTGAATACAACTTAGCTTTAAAAAATCTAGAGCATAGTTCTATTGCAGCTAGAGAGGAAGAGGGTAGAAAAGATGATGCAAGTAAACAAGCAATTGCTGCAAGAAAAAATAAAAATTTTGAATCTTCAGGTAATGATATAATGAGTGGGAGTATTGGTTTAGGAAGATTTGAACCAAGTTAATGTTTAACAAATAAATAAATAATAATGGCAATAGTAACTAACGATTGGACTGGTAAAATTACTGGATCCGTTTTTCAAGTAGGAGGTGGTGATCCTATTGTACCGCCAACTGGTCATGTATTTGTAGCAATCACAGCTCTAGCCGCAACTGATTTTGTAGCTTCAGGTGGTCTAGTCGCAGATGATGCAACTGTATGGGCTAACACTGAAGATGCTGCTAATGATTTAGCTGCAGACTCTGAAACAATAAGCGAAGGATCTGGTGGTGTACAAATAAATGCTACAAACTTAGATTTACCAGCTGGCACTACAATTTATGGTAGATATACAAAAATTGATATCAACGCTGGACAAATTATAGCATACATAGGAAAAGCTTAAGAAATTGTACGAGAGTACATATGTTTAATTTTATAATATTATATTATGGCAAATGATGAGAAAAACGTCAATATAGACGAAAAAAACGCCGAGTCACCACAGGGTGACGGTAAGGTAAAAAAACCTCGTCTTAAAAAGTTTCAACAAGATGAAGAACCTATAAAGGTAAATCTTGCTGAGCCAAAAGAAGAAGAGGTTAAAGAAGAAGAACAACCTAAAGAAGAAGTAAAGCAAGAGGAAACACCTGTTGTTGAAGAGGTGGTAGAAGAGAAAAAAGAAGAGGTTGTTGAAGAAAAAGAAGATCCAGTTGTTGAAGAGGTAACTGATGAAGAAGTAGAGGAAAAGGTAGAAGAAGTACAAGAAGCAGTTGAAGAGGCGATTGAAAAGGCAGAAGAAACTGGTGAAGAGTTACCAGAGAATATCCAAAAGCTTATGAAGTTTATGGAAGAAACTGGTGGTGATCTTGAGGATTATGTTAAGTTAAATCAAGACTATAGTAAATTTGATGACACGGCGTTATTAAGAGAATACTATAGACAAACTAAACCACATTTATCAAGTGATGAGGTTGACTTTTTAATGGAAGACTCATTTACTTACGATGAAGATGTTGATGATCCTAAGAACATCAAGCGAAAGAAATTAGCGTTTAAAGAGCAAGTTGCCGACGCTAGAGCCCAATTAGACAGGCAAAAGTCTAAATACTATGAAGAGATTAATGCTGGTGTTAAGTTAACACCTGACCAAAAAAAGGCTATTGATTTCTTTAATAGATACAATAAAGAACGAGGTGAGCAAGATAAAATTGCAAAGCAACGTAAATCTGTATTTCAACAAAGAACTAAAGATGTATTCAACAAAAACTTTAAAGGTTTTGAATATAACATTGGTGAAAAGAAATTTAGATTTAATGTTAAAGATGCAAACAATGTTCAAGAGCAGCAGAGTGATATTAATAATTTTGTTAACAAATTTGTTGATAATAAAAGTAATACAATATCTGATGCAAAGGGATATCATAAATCTTTGTTTACCGCAATGAACGCAGACAGCGTTGCGAATCATTTTTACGAACAAGGCCGAGCTGATGCTATAAAAGAAAGTATAGCTAAAGCAAAAAACGTTAGCATGGAACCTAGACAAGGTTTAGGTGAAGTTGAAGCGGGTGGTATGAAAGTAAAAATTTTACAAGACAATGATATGAGTTCATTTCGTTTTAAACCAAAAACAAAATAAAGTTTAACAATTATAAATATAAATAATTATGGCAGCAATTACTCCAACAGGTGGATCGTCGTTAAATAGCGTACCTTCACCAGTTAAAGCGGCGATAACTACTAACTATTTAGATTTTACATCTGGTAGTAACGACTGGTCTCAGCAGTATCTACCTGATCTAATTGAGCAAGAAGCAGAAGTATATGGTAAAAGAACTATATCTGGTTTTCTAGCAGCAATTGGGGCAGAAGAGGCAATGAGCTCAGACCAAGTAGTTTGGACAGAACAAGGTAGGTTACACCTTTCGTACAAAGTAACAGCATATGCAGCAGGATCAAACACTGGTGACCTTACTTTAGGTCAAGCTCCAGGATCAAGTGCATCTGCAGCGTCTACTCACGGTATCAGAATCGGTTCAACCGTTCTAGTATCTGATGGACAGGCTAACGCAGTAGTATTTAGAGGGTTAGTCACTCACTTACCAGCAGGTAACAAAATCACAGTAGCTCCTTATACAACAGGTGATGCTTCAGGTGATATTGCAGATGTTTCAGGTATCAATACAACAACTCTAGCAGCAAGTGGTAGAGTATTTGTTTATGGTTCTGAGTATGGTAAGGGAACAAATGGTATGGGCGAAACTACTGGTAATAACCCAGTTATGCCACAGTTCACTACGTTTAACAACAAACCAATTATCTTAAAAGATCATTATTCAATTTCTGGATCTGATACTTCAAGAATCGGTTGGGTTGAGGTTAGCGCAGAAGACGGAACTTCAGGATACTTATGGTATCTAAAAGCAGAAGCTGAAACTAGATTAAGATTTGCTGATTATCTTGAGATGTCTCTTTTAGAGTCAGAAAAAGGTACAGTAGGTGGATCAGTAGCTGATAATTCAATCAACGGTGCAGGAGAATCATTCGGTACTGAAGGTTTATTTAAAGCTATCACAGCTAGAGGTCACGTGACTTCTGGTATTGCAGGAACTAGTGCAGTAGATGATTTAGGATCTTTTGATGAGATTCTTAAAAAGTTTGACGAGCAAGGTGCTATTGAAGAGTACATGCTTTATTGTAACAGAACAGTATCATTAGCAATTGATGATATGTTAGCAGCTCAGAACTCTTACGGGTCTGGTGGTACATCTTACGGTGTATTCAGCAACTCTGAGGATATGGCATTGAATTTAGGTTTCTCTGGATTTAGAAGAGCATCATATGACTTCTACAAATCAGATTGGAGATACTTAAATGATATTTCATTAAGAGGTCAAGACGCTTTCAATGATATCAGAGGTGTTTTAATTCCAGCTGGTACTTCAACAGTATATGATGAAGTAGTTGGTAGAAGCATGAGAAGACCTTTCTTACACGTAAGATACAGAGCTTCTCAAACTGATGACAGAAGAATGAAAACATGGATAACAGGTTCAGTAGGTGGAAACATCACATCTGATCTTGATGCTATGGAGATCAACTTCTTATCAGAAAGATGTCTAGTAGTACAAGGAGCTAATAACTTCATGTTACTTAACTAATACTTTTTAAAAGAGTTAGGCGCTTCGGCGCCTAGCCCTTTTATTTTTTTAATATTTAATTTTATTATATCATGGCAAAAGCAAAAAAGAAAGCGGCAGCTGCAGAAGCACCTGTAGTTGAAGCTATAAAACAAGAACCCAAGAAAACAAACACTTGGGAAATAAAGGATAGAAACTACTTTTTACTTAGAAATTTAAATCCTTTAACATACACTATAAGATCAAGAGGTATATTTTACTTTGATGAGGAGAAGGGATATGAGAGAGAGTTGAAATACACAATTAACCAAAGAACACCATTTGTAGATGAGTTCAAAGGTGAAGCAAGACTTGGTCATATTGTATTTGAAAACGGTGCACTGTATGTACCAAAAGAAAAACAAACATTACAGAAACTATTATCACTATATCATCCAGATAGAAACACTTTGTTCCAAGAACAAAATTTAGTTAAAGAAGCTGAAGATGATATGGATTACCTTAACTTAGAAATAGAAGCTTTAAATCTAGCTAGAGATATGGAGATCGATAGAGCAGAAGCTATACTAAGAACAGAACAAGGTAGTGAAGTTTCTAACTTAACTTCTAAAGAACTAAGAAGAGACATATTAGTGTTTGCTAAACAAAATCCAGAATTACTGATTGAGTTAGCAAATGATGAAAATGTTCAGCTTAGAAACTTTGGAATCAAGTGTGTTGAATTAGGATTAATAACTTTATCTGGCGACAACAGAACATTTACATGGGCTAAGACAGGTAGAAAAGTTATGAACGTTCCATTTGATGAGCATCCATATTCAGCTTTAGCTGCTTGGTTCAAAACCGATGAAGGTTTAGAAGCTTATAACAATTTAGAAAAAAGATTAAGCTAATTAATCACTTTATAGAGTAGTCATCTCTATGAGGTGACTACACTATATAAAAAGAAATTATGGCAGTAAATATAAACACAGTATACACTAGAGTTCAGTCAATTGCAAACAAAGAGCAAAGAGGTTATCTTACACCTATTGAATACAACAGGTTTGCAAACCAAGCACAATTAGAAATATTTGAACAGTACTTTTATGATTTAGATCAATATCTTAGAAGACCAGGTAATGATACTAGACATGCTGATGCTGTAACTAGCTTACAAGAAAAAATAGCACTGTTTGAAGTTTTTGAAACAAACTTAGGAGATTATAACAGTGGTTATGATTTACCAGCCGCGCTACATAAATTATCAACAGTAGAATTATCATACTCAACAATTGATGGTACTGGAGCTAATTGGCACGAGGTTGAAGGTCTTACAAAAAAAGACTGGAGGTTAATTAGAACAAGCAACATATTACTACCAACAGATACGCAACCAGTATATATAAGAGAAGCTAATAAACTAAAAGTTTATAAAGGTAAAGCAACAACACCTTTCTTTGAAGAGTTAACAATCAATGAGGCAATAACAGTAGATTATATAAAAAAGCCTACAACTGTTAATTGGGCTTATTACTTAGATGGAAATGACGCCGCGTTATACAATGCAACTGGATCAACTAACTTTGAGCTACATGGATCAGAAGAGCCAAACTTAGTTATTAAAATATTAGAACTAGCAGGTGTAGCAATGAAAGCATCTGATGTTTATCAAGTGGCTGATAAAGAAAATATTGAAGATATACAACAACAAAAAGCATAATTAAATGGCAGGATTATTTCAAAAAACACAAGAAGCATATTACCAACAAAGCCAAAGTAGCTTTAGTACAGAACCAAATGGCAGTCAACTTACGTTTACATTAACAAATGTTTTCTTTCCTAGTGTACCAAGCGCTAAGACAGATATAAGAATTTTTGTTAATGACGTTGAAATAGATACTGATAATTACAGCTACTCATCACCAACAATAACTTTTTCAGGCAACACAAATAACACTAATGAACTTGAAAGTGATGGAGCACCAAAAGCAAACGCTACATTAAAAGTACAAGAGCGAGCATTAAGTGAAAGCTTTGGTACATATCAATATGTTTCTTTAGATGATGTTGTTAATAACTTTTTAATAGCTTATGTAGGTGAAAACAAAGTAATACCAAAAGTAAAAAGAACAGATGTTTTATTTCATGCTAGAAGAGGTTTAGCTGAGTTTAGTTATGATACATTAAAGTCTAGAAAGTCACAAGAAATAGACGTACCACCATCACTTATAATACCTTTGCCTCACGATTATGTTAATTATGTCGGTTTACAATTAGTTGATGGGCAAGGTATATACAAAAAATTATACCCAACGCGGTATACAAATAACCCTACATCTTTATTACAAGATGATAATTATAATTATCTATTTGATGGTGATGGCAATGCTTTAACTAAATCACCTTCAGAGGCTTGGAGTAAATTTAAAGAAGCAAACAACACAGGCACCGAAACAACACAAAGATCATTAAACCTTAGTGATGATACAGACATTGAGTTTCGATTTAATGAAGGTAAACGATATGGATTAACGCCAGAGTTTGCGCAAGATAACGGTACTTTTTATATTGATGAAGTACAAGGTAGAATACATTTAAGTGGTGATTGCAGCGGTCATCATTTAGTTATTAACTATATATCAGATAGTTTAGGTACAGATGGTGAAATGCAAATACATAAATTTGCTGAAGAGGCTTTATACAAACATATAGCATACTCTATAGCAAGCACACACACATCAGTACAACCAGCGTATGTTGCATTATTAAAAAAAGAAAGATTTGCAGCATTACGTAACGCTAAAATAAGATTATCAAACCTTAAGTCAGAGGAGTTAGCTCAGATAATGAGAAACAAATCTAAATGGATAAAACGCTAATAGAATATGCCAGAGTTTAGACGAGAATTTTTAAAATCCAAGATGAATAAAGACTTGGATGAAAGGCTAATACCACAAGGTGAATATAGAGATGCCTTGAACATTGAAGTTTCTACATCAGAAACGTCTGATGCTTTTGCTATAGAAGCGTCCAATGGTACTAAGCTGATAAAATCAATGCCTTCAAATTATGATGAGCCTAAGTGTATTGGAGCAGCTAGAGACACAGAGAACAATAAGATCTACTGGTTTGTTGCATGTAACAATAGAGATGCTATTCTAGAATATGACGTTGAAGCAGATGTAGTTTCACCGGTTGCTGTTGCTGTTAAAGCGACTAGCGATGTATTTAAATTTAATAAAAACTTTTTTATAACAGGTATAAATATAATTGATGATTTATTGTTCTTTACTGATAATAACTCTGAGCCTAAAAAAATAAATATAAATAGATTTAAAGCAGCTACTAACGGTGACTTTGAGGCACACACACAAATATACGGCGGTAATTTATTAGAAGAACATATTACTGTAATTAAAAAATATCCAAAAGCCGCACCAAACTTAGTTATAAAAAGAACATTACGAGACGGTATAGTGGATGCTACATTTATTGATACTGACGGTGATGCATTTGTTGACGCTGATGAATCAACAACGCCAAAATCTATAGGTAGTGAAATATCTTTGATATTAACAGGACAACCAGATTACAAGGAAGATGATATATTAAAGATTACAACTACAGATAATTCAAATGTATACACAGCTAGAGTTGTTGTAAAATCTATAGACGATGTTACTAGTATCAGTCAAAGAGTGACGGTTATATTGTTATCAACATCAGAAGAAATGATAAGTGTTGATAAGCAGCTGTGGAATGTTGAGCTTGAAGAAGGTGATTCATTTTTTCAAGACAAGTTTCCTAGATTTGCTTATAGATGGAAATATAATGACGGTGAATACTCTGCGTTTTCTCCGTTTACAGGCGTTGCGTTTATACCTGATGATGAAAATTTTGTTTATAACATGGAAGAAGGCCATAATGTTAATATGGTTAATAATGTTAGAAAAATAACACTTAATACTTTTGACACGCTACCACCTGATGTAGTTGAGGTTGATGTGTTATATAAAGAATCAAACGCCGCAAATATATATTTAGTATCTACACTAAAAAATAAAGAAAAGTCTATAGTAATTACATCTGAACAAATAGAAAAAACTATTGAGTCAAACCAGTCACTAAGACCTTATGATAATGTACCACGTAAAGCTAAAGCACAAGAGATAACAGCTGGTAGGTTGATGTATGGTAACTATTTACAAAACAATACATTTAGAGATGACGTTGTAATAAAACTAACAGTCACACCAACAGAAGTTGATAGAAACAAACCTGAACCATCTGCTAAAAGTTTACGAACATATCAAGTTGGTGTTGTTTATTTAGATGAGTTTGGTAGACAGTCACCTGTATTTGCAAGCTCAAAAGGTGGCTCATTAAAACTAGACGGCACGTACGCTGATAAAAAGAACACACTAAAAGCAAAGATAAATTCCGATGCTCCGACTTGGGCAACTCACTATAAATACTACATAAAAGAAAATTCAAACGAATATTATAACGTTATAATGGATAGGTTTTATGAAGGTGAAGAAGATAACTTCTGGTTAAGTTTTCCATCATCAGAAAGAAACAAAGTAACTACAGATGATTACTTAATACTTAAAAAACAAAACGGTAAAAACGTAGCTTTTGATCCTGATGAATATGGTGTTAAGTCTCAGAAGTATAAAATACTAGACATACAAGATGAACCTCCTGAGTTTATAGCTAAGAAAAAAGAATTATTAGGTGAGCTAGCCGATTCTAGTAGATTATTTCCAGATACTTTAGTTGGCCACCCTCGTGAAGGTTTTAGAACATTTAGAGTGGCTGGTGATAAAATAGGTGTTGATGATAGTGAATTAAGAGACATAGCAAATAACGATAACTTTATTAATCAAAATAAGTTTATACGTATTACAGATATAACAGATGTTCGTGCTACTAACTATTACCAAATAGAAAAAGTATTAAAGGTTGATGCTAATGATGATGGGGATTTTAAAGATAGTGGTGATTACTATGAGTTTACACTAGCGAAAAAATTTGGCGCTGATGTTAACTGGGTAGGAACAAAAGATAATAGAGTTACTGGTTTAAAGTTACAGTTATTTTCTGAAGAAACTATAATACAAAATGAAGAGTTTTCAGGTAGATTTTTTGTTAAATTAAAACGTGATAATATCATAGCAGAAAATATATTTGGCGGGCCAACAGATGAATTTGATCAAGTTGGTGAGGCTAAATTTAAGCTATTTGATTTTAACGATAGTAAAGGTGCTACTAAAACCTTAACAGCAAAGCAAAGAGGTTTGTCCACTATATATATAGATGACGCAAGAAGAAGTGACTTTGCTGGTGCTGGTTTCGTTATAGAGCATGACTTAGATAAAGATGGTAACAAACCAACTGGTGATTTAGCGTCTGGTACTACAGCGTTTACAGTGAATAACGCAAATGGCAGCGTTGTTCTTGAAAATAACATTGTTGGCCCTAAGAAAGGAAACAACAGATTAATGTTACGTTATATAGATTATGGTGATGATAGAAAAAACTCAGACACAACAGCACCAAAAGAAAGAGATTTTACAGCGAGAAACGATGAGAACAAAAGAATAACAGGCCAATCAGATTTTCAGTTTCATGAGATGTTAAGAGGTCAAAAGGGCTTATATTTATCGTTTGCTGGTGATCCAGATCAACATAGAATACGAATAAAAAACGTATTTATAACAGCTGTAAGAAATTTTAACTCTACAAGAAGACATAGTAGTAGCGCTAATAGAGGTATAAGATACGATATACTTTTAGAAAAGCCAATTCCATGGGGACCATTAGCATCACAAACTGGCGGTACAGATGGTGGTAACTTACGTGTAGATGGTTTAGGTACTAGTCAGGTGTTTCCTATAAGAAAAAGATTAAACTATGCTACAATAAAGTTATGGAGAAAAAGAACTAATCAAGTTCAAAAGAAAACAGGTAACCCAGCTGTGTGGGAAACAGAACCAAAACCTTCTATAGTAGATCTTGATTTATATCATGAGGCAAGTGACGCTTATCCAATAGCAGACCATGGAACAGAGCAAGCGTTGGGTAACAATAGAAATGGTAGTAAGATATGGTACAACTGCTTTAGTTTTGGTAATGGTGTAGAGTCAGATAGAGTTAGAGACGATTTTAATGGTATACGTATAGATAAAGGCGCCACAGCATCAACAACATTAGACGAGCCATTTGCTGAAGAAAGAAGAAAAACAAGTATTACATATTCTGGTTTATTTAACTCTACAAGCGGCGTTAATAAGTTAAATCAATTTATACAAGCAGAAAACATAACAAAAGAAATAAACGATGCGTATGGCTCTATACAGAAGTTACATGCTAGAGATAATGATCTTACCGTTTTATGTGAAGATAAAGTATTAAAGGTACTTGCAAATAAAGACGCTGTGTTTGAAGCAGATGGCGATGCTAGATTAGTATCGACAAATAATGTTTTAGGTCAGGCCATACCTTACGCTGGTGATTTTGGTATAAGTAAAAATCCTGAATCATTTGCTGATTTTAGTTATAGAAGTTACTTCTCTGATAAAGATAGAGGTAAGGTGTTAAGGTTATCAATTGATGGTTTAACTGATATATCTAACAAGGGTATGGGTGATTACTTTAGTGATCATTTAGCAGAAGCCGATACTAGTGTTATTGGTAGTTATGACGAGAATACTAACAGCTACAACTTAACATGGTCAAACGCTTGCCATTCAGATACTATTAGTTTTAAAGAAGCTGTAGATGGTTGGCCAAGTAGAAAATCATTTCACCCAGATTATGGTATATCACTTGACAATACGTACTACACGTTTAAAAATGGTGACTTGCATAAACATACACACGAGGTTAACAAAAACACGTTTCATGGCGCCGCACAAGCAGACTCAACTATAGACATTATATTTAATGAAAATAGAAACGCTATAAAGAAATTTAAAACACTTAACTACGAAGGTGACAGTGGTTGGGTTGCAGACGAAATAACAACAGATCAAGAAACTGGAGCGGACGTTACGTTTAAAGCAAAAGAAAATAAGTACTTTGCTCACATGAAGCATGTTAAGAAACATAAAGTTACTGTCACTGTTGATAATAGTGACGATGGTCCTGTAGATATAGGTGTTGGTACTGTTTCTTTTAAAATAACACCTGGAACAACCGCGACAAACACATATACGTTTATTGCCAAACCAAAATCAGGAACTACGTTTGATTCAGTGTTTACATTTGGAAGTTACAATACAACGTACTTATCTAGCTCTGATACATCAGCATCAATAAACTCAGATGGTAACATGGTAATTACTACAAAGTTAAATAGTTTTAAAATGCCACCTGAAAATATTGACTTAACGTTACCTATTGTAACGTCTGGTAAAACTTCTAATTCTTCATTTACTCTAGCTGGTACGTTCAATAAAAGTGTAGAAAACTCTTCAATAAACGATATTAATAGCGGTGGCCTTATATCAGCTTCAGCAACTGACGGATCTTCATGGACAACATCAGGTAGTAGCAACACTAGCGTAACATTATTAGATGTGTTAGTTACACCTCACTCAAACCATGAGTTCACAGATGATAACTTACCACAGTTAATAGTAACAGGTGACATTGAAGATAACTACGAAGTAACTGGACCAACAGCACAGGGCACGGGATATACATTTAAAGTTGTTGGATCAAGAGTTAATAAAAATCTTACAGCTGAAAATATTAAACTAATATCTAAACCAAACAAAGCTGTTAGTCTTGAAACTAACGCTATATTTGCCGCAGAAATATCACAAGAAGATTTTGCTAAAGATGAAGAAGAAAGAGAGATAATAGTTAGAGGATCTGTTGGAGCACAAGTTTTATTAGGTGCGAGTGTTGTTTCGTCAACAGGCACTGATCTTGCTATCAATATATTAGACGGTAATGGGTTTTCAACAGGCCAAAAAACATTAACAGTAGGTGATAATGGACAAGCAAAAGCAATAATAAAAGTTACGGCTAACAGTACAAGTGCAAGACGAAACGTGTTTATATTACTTAGTGAAGCTACAGGATACGTAATAACAGACGAGTTTGATAACTCTGATGGTACAGATGATTCTAAAGTTTTATTTACTATACCTCAAACATTATTAGTACATATCAGTGGATTTTTAATAGTATCTGAATCTACATTTCCACATAATACGTTTAGCTCGCTACCTGCTGGACCAAACAATAGTATACAGTTCCAAGCCCAGTTAACAAACGATTCGGTACTAGGTACAAACCCAGGTACATCTGTGCAAATGAACGAAGCACAAGCTTCTACTAGTTTAATGAGGATGCCTGCTAACACAGAGTTTCCTACAGAAAACAATAGGTTCTCTCAAATATTCAGTGTTGCAAGGCACAATGCAGCTGATAACCAAAGTTTAATTGTTAAGGTAGACGATCTTGATGTAGAAAATGATTTCTTAAAAACTGATGGTACTAACGCATACGATTCTAGCACTGGTAACCTTGTGCTGGCTAACGGTAGTATATTAAAGGTTGTTGATCATAGGTTTGGTATAATTGGTACAGGTGGTAGAGGTAATATAACTGTACAATTTGACATACTTAAATACGGTACAGCTGATGACTACGTTGTACTAAAAACACAGAACGTACTTGAATTATCTCAAAACGTTGGTGGCTCAGGCTCTACAGTGTCAACAACAACATTAACTGGAGCAGGTAGTTATATTAATAGCGATATAGATGAAAGAGCTGGTGGTGTGTTTGCTACACTAGCAGATAACGGAGCATTAGAGTTTCAGTATACAGTAACATTTTTAGCTGCTGCTGCAGGTAAGTTTGTTGATGAGTTTCAAGTTGCTTACAGCTCACTTAGTGCAAATATAGATAACAACACATCAGATACTTACCTTGTACTAGATAGTGGATCAGGTGATAAGTTTGGTAGAATAAGAGAAGGTGATACAGCGACAGCTAACTTTAAAGTGTTAGCCAACGGTGCAATAACAGGTGGTACGGCAGTAAGTGCAACAGTAACAGTAAGTTTATTAAATTAATAATATGGCAAACGGAACAATATCATTTAGTGAAATACCAGCAGACATAGAAGCAAAAAATGCAGCTGGTTATAACGGTTTTGACGTAGACGATAGAGCGTACGATCTATTGTATGTTTCAGATATATCATCTGGCACAATGGCTACACCTTATTTAGTTGGCCCTATAGTAGCAAAAAGCAAAACAGTATTAACAATAGACACAAGTGTGTATGATACAGCATCATATAACGGTTCATTATCAGAGCACACTATAGATTTAAAAGATATACTTAATATTGGTTTAGGTATATCAACGGCTAATAGTGATGTTTTTGAAGTTGTGGGAGCCACATGGCCTTTTGCAGATAGTGCAGCCAGACACAACTATTACTTCTTTGTTGTTAAAGATAGGGTAGCACAAAACAATGGTTTACTGGGTTACTACATGCAAGTTCAAATGAGGTTAACACCTGGTAGCACTAAAAAGACTGAACTATTTGCGGTAGGTACTGAGATATTTGAGAGTAGTAAATAATATGAAATTTAGGTAATTATAATAAGATAAGAATAATAATATGGGATTTTTTCAAAATTTAAATTTAGATACTTCGGTTGGTATGTCCGGCGCCGCAGACGTTGCGGGTGGCTTAGCTAACGTTGTAAGTGGAATAGTAGGTGGTAGAGAGAGAAGAAAAGAACAAGCTTTAGCTAGGGAAGAGTTTGAAAGAAGAAAAGCACAATTTGAACAAGCTGATTACTTTGGTACTGTTATGGCAAACCCATTTGCTAATGTTACTGTAAATCAAAGACAGGCTAATTTCTTAGCAAGACAACAACAACAAGGTTTAGGTAATACTATGGCACAACTAAGAGGTGCTGCAGGTGGATCAGGTATTGCAGGCTTAGCGCAGTCTATATCACAACAACAAATGTCAAACCTAGAGCAAATATCTGGAAGTATTGGCCAACAAGAGTCTGTAAATCAAAGGTTAATGGGTCAGGGTAACATATACAGAGCTCAATCATTAGCAGACGCGGAGCAGAGAGTAAGAGACAAAGGAGAAACAATATATACTTTAGCAGCACAAAGAAAGCAAATAGCAGATCAAGCTAGAAAAGATGCAACAGAAGCATTAGCTGGTGGTATAATGGACGTTGGCGTTGGTGTTGGTAAAATGTTAATCGGAGCATAAATATAATAACATGGCATTAGATAGTACACAATTTTTATTAGACGCGCAGAAAGCAGCATTACAAGGTGAAAAGTTTGTAGCGTGGGGAGACTTTGCTAAACGAAGAGTTGGTAAGAAAGTAGATGCGGCTATAAATATAATAAAAGAAAGAGAGAAAAAATATCAAGAACAAATGGTTGATCTTGATAGTAAAGTAAAAAATGCTCAGTTATTAGCTAAGGATAACCCCGTTCTTATTAAGGCATTGGAGGATATGAAGGATGATTATGCAAACCTAAGAAAAGATTTAACACTGACGGGTGAAGGTAGTAGAAGAAGAATAGCGGCTAATGAAAAAATAACAGGTATTAAAAATTCAATAAAAAGTCTTGCAGACCAACAGTCAAACTATCAAGATAAAGTTATATTATATAACGAAGTAAAGTCTAGTGGTAACATGTCTGGCGCTGTTTCAGCTATAGACATAGACGAAGCAAACGCTTTTTATAATCCTGAGGGATCATATGCTTTTGTTGACAAAGATGAAAACAGCGTATATACAATAGGTAGAATGTTTGAATCTACAAATTTTGATGGTGAAAGAATAATTAAAAAGGTTGTAGGTGATAAAGTATTTACATATCTTGACACCAAGGACTTTAAGGACGTTGATTGGAGACTTGATAACGATCCAGATTTAAATAAAGAAGACTTTTACAAAACAATAGAAGGTAACAGTAGATACAAACTTATAGACTCAGACAACGTTAATAAGCTCTCACCTATATTTGAACCATCTAACTCTAAAGAACTAGAGTACTATGATACTATAACAAAGACATTACAAAATTCATTAAAACTAGAGATGAATGATGATGAAATTGAAAACGAAGTTTACAGAGCGTTTCAATCGTTAACAGATGAAAAGAATTTAAAAGGTGTTGACTTACAGAGTTTTCTTTCTGACTTTTCAAACAGAGGAACTGGTGAAAATTATTTAGAGTGGGCTGAACGTACGGCAAAGGAAAATAAAGGTGTAAGCATGCAAACACAGTGGAAAGCAGCATTAGATAATTTACCACAGTGTAAAGGTGTGGATGGACTAAATGCTGAAGAGTGTAGACTTGAAAGAGCAAAATATAGAGAGTTGTGGTATACAAATACAGAGGTACCAGAAAATTTTACTGATGCTGACGGTAGACCTATAAACATAGTGCAAGAAGCAAGAAAAGAACTATCATTATTTTTATCTGACACAGAGTGGCCTAGTTTAAAAGCACAAGTCGAAGATGAAAAGACAAAAACAAAAATTACAACTGGCCTTAGCTCAGGAACTAGAAAAGGTGTAAATACTAGTATTAATGCTTATGTTGATAACACGCTTAACAAAGCGCTTAGCGCACCACAAAATTTAGTTAACGCTAGCTCAGATTATCATACGGTAGATCCGACAGGTAAAAAAACAGCACTACCTAAAGATCACCCAGCCAGTGTTGGTCCAAACGATATTATATTAAGTAATTTTAAAGAAACAATGGAGGCTATTTTTCCATCTGAAATAGGTGAGGTTAACTTATTTGTTCAACACGCAGACTCACTAATAGACTTGCCAATAAATCCAGACACAGAAAAACCATACAACTCATTAGACGAGCTACGGTTAGCAAATCCAAATAACGCTGAATACATGGAGCAGGTTGCTAATCACGTACTAAAAGTTTCTAATGAAAACTTTAGGGTATACGGTGGAGGTGAAGGTAAAAATGCGCTACATGTTGTTAATGGAGTACCAAAACCAGTCTTCGATGGAAACGGCATGAACGTAAAGATACCTGAAAAAATATCAAAAGGTGATGTGGTGTTTGTTGCGTTTGGCGGCAAAACAGATAAAGTGATATATGATTATAGTGTATCTGTTGATGACCAGGATTTTGCAAAGAAAGTAACAGAAACGCCGGGTATGATATACGCTGTTCCAGTAGGTGATCTTGAGAACTTTAGAAAAGCTTTTGCGGATATGGCAAGTGCTCACATGACAAAACAAACTGAAATAGCTTTACCTCCTGGTCTTATAGCCCAGTATGGTAATCTTATTCCAGGTAATTTATACGGAACACCAGGAACAATAAACAACAAAGGAGGAATAGACCTAACAGGCGGACAAAATAATTAATTATAATGAATGAAAAATTTATACTTGGGCTATATAAGAAATACGCTCCAAACATTACTATTACTGATAACAAGCTAACAGAAATACAAGAGTATTACCAAGGTAATATGACAGCTTTTGTTCAGGACTTTAATAGCCAAGTACTAAAAGACTCAGACATAAAACTAGATCCACTAAAAACATCTGATTACGGTAAAGACCTATCAAACAAACTATTCGATATAACTCAACAAAACAAAGACTATCAAAAAGAACTAAAAGAGTTTAGAGATACACAAGAAGAAAGAAGGGCAGACAAAGAATCAAAGACTATTGATCCTACTAAGTTTGATCCTTTATCAGGTATAACAAATCAATTATTAAGCGGTAACCAAACATACACAAAAGACTTTTTTCTATTAAAAGAAATCTTTGAACCATTTGATTTTGAGGTTGAAATGATAAATGATAATAGAGAGGATATTAGTGACGAAGAGTATCAAGAGTTTCTAGATGACGCAGCAAACAACATAAATCCAATACCAACCGACTATGACTTTGATACAAAACCTACTATAAGACTAAAAAAGGGTGATCAAGTTTTTGAAATACCTTTAAACCTTGATATACTTGCTCAAGGAAATAATGTTGAAAACTTTGAAGAGATACAAGAAAACTTAAAAAAGTTTTTTACTGATAATGTAGATCAGTCATCAGAGGAGTATCAAAACACAACAAAATATTTATCACAAGAATATCAACAGCTTGTGAGAGATAAACTACTTGTCGAAACGTTATCAGAAGAAGAGATAAACAGCATAAATAATCTTGTTGACAACACTGACATACTAAATGAGTCTGCAGATAAATTTCACTTTTCTCAGTTTACGGGCGCAGGTCAAAAGTATACTCAACTTATAAAAGACGCAAAAGAACAACTATCTGAGGATGGTGTTAATGACCCAACAGACGGCCAAATTGAAGAGGTTGCTAAAAACTTACTTCAAAGACAGAAAGTAAACGAATTAAAAAAACAAAAGTTAGAAGATTTTCTCAGTGAAAAGGGTGAAGAGTACAACGCTCGTTACTTCGTATCAGACATGCAGCTTGCAACTCAGCAAGCACAATTAATAGCAGATGAATTACCATTTTTAGAGTTTGACATAGAAACGTTTAGCAACGACACTGATGTTAAAATGCTTGACTTAGTTAACAGAAGTTATGACGTATTAACTAATTCAAGACAAGCTAGATATAACATGACAGAAGAAGATCAAGCAAACATTAACTCGCTAGCTAAAGCAGTTAGTGAAAAAATATATGATCTAAATAGTAGATTAAAAACTAACGCTGCTAAAATAGAAACTGTTTCAAACATTGAAGATGGTGTCCAGCTTAGCTTAAAAAACTATAACCAAGCATTAAGATTTGTAGATAAAATATCAACTTTTGCATCAGCTATGCCAAAAGCCATGCTTAGTGCAGCGGTAAGAACACCACAAGAACTAGCTTTATTAGCAAACGTACTTAACTTTACTAAATCCAAAGAAACTGTAAAGGAAATTATAAAGGATCTTTATTCGCCAGACAGCGAGATGTCAAAGTTTGAAGCTGATTTTTTTGAAGATATAATGAAATCAGCAAACAGGTATGAAGACTCAGCTGCAAGCCTTGGAGCTATAGAAGGTGGAAGAGACTTTGGTAATCTAGTTATAGACACAACCGCGCAGTTTTTACCTTTAATTGGAATAACAGCAGCTGCAACATACCTTGGAAGAGGAGCTGGTATAGTTCCTTTCTTAACTATGTACGGTATAGGTAAGGGTATGAAGATGGGTGAAATAAGCTATGAGAACAAACTAAAACCACTTGCTGACCGAATGTCACCTGAGCAGATAGCCATGGTTTCTAGTGGCCACGGGTTAGCTGAGGCAACGTTTGAATACTTAACTACAGTTCAGTTAATAAAAAGAATAGCTAGACTTAAACAAACGGGTAAAGTGGGTAATCTAAAACCATTTGGAAAAAAGGCATTAGGCCCAGACGCTGAAGAGTTTGTGAAGAGTAGATACACTTGGGGTACGTTAGGTTACGGTCTTGTAGCTGAACCTCTTGGTGAATTTTTTACTGAAATAACACAAAACGCTATTGATGGTGAACCTTTACTACAAGGTGCAGATATAGCTGCTTTTGGTGGTTTATTAATGGGTGGTGGCGTAGGTGTGTTTAGTGCTTTACAAGGACTGTCAACAGCTTATTTAAGTGATGCGCAAGCTTTTAAAGACATAAAAGATGACCTTAGAAAAAAGCGTTACCTTGAAAAGAAGCTGGAAGATATAATACGTTTAAGAGAACGTGGTGCATTTACTAGGTTATCTGAAAAACAAAAAGCTAAGATAGAACAAGATGCCAGAAAAGAACTAGAAGCTTTTGATAAAGAGTTTGCAAAAAAATACAAAAGGCTTGTTGAGACAAGAAAAATAAGTAAACAAGACCTTGCATTACTAATGCGTATAGATGCTCAACAACAAAAGCTTAGAGATGATAATCAAAGATTAGAAGATGACTATAAAAATAAATCTATACCATACGAGGTTTATGACGCTCGTAAAACTGCTGTTGCATTAGAAGCTGAGTTAAACCAAAAGCAAAAAGATGCTTTTCTTCAAGTAGATGGTAGTTACTTTATAGCTTTAAAAGCTGGTGATGAAAAAGATATTGAAACATATAATAAATACATAGACAAAGCTAGACAAGAGGGTGTTGCACCTGAGGGTGTAGAAAAAAGAGCTGAACAATTATTTATTAAAGATGAATACTTAAAATCATTAAAAGAGTTTAAAGAGTTGTACAAAGATACAAAAGATCTTGTAATAAAGAACTTTACAATAAAACAAGCTGTAGATTTTTATAAAAAATTAAAAGCACTTAAACCAGCTGAGATAGAAAAAGCAATTGTAGAAATAAGATCTGGAAAGTTAAATGGGTTTGAAATACCATCATCAGAATCAAATGATGGTAAATATTATGTCGTAGGTATTCAAGAAAATGCAATTAAAAATAACAGGCCTTATACTATACCACATGAGATAACTCACTATGTGTTTGATAAAAGTTTTTCAGAGTTAGGACTTGACAAGAAACAGGCTGCAGAAGCTACTAAAACTCTTGCAGAGGGTTTAATACTATATAGTAAAGAACAGCTGCCAGATGTTTATAATAAACTTGAGGCGCTTGGTTTAGTAGAAGGAAGGTTACGTAAAAAGCTTGATATACCTATTGATTACGTTGAGGTTCCACCTGTCTGGTTTGAAGCGTTTAAAGAGGGTAATCATAAAGTAGAAGATCACGCAGAGTTATTTCACGCTGTTATTAAACAGTTTGAGGGTGAATTTAATACTGACTTTAAATTAAGAACACCTCGTGAGCTTGTTACATGGTGGCAAACTTACATAAATGAATACATATCAACAGTAGCTAGTAAAGCTAAAAGAGCTGTAAACGCGCCGGTTAAAAAAAGTACACAAGCAATAGTTGATAACGATCCAAGAGGCTACGCTGTACGTAGAGATAAAATAAATGAGTTTGTAAAAGACATAAGCGTTAGCATTGAAGCGCAAGAAGAAGAAACTGAAAAGCCAGTATATAATTGGGATGATGACATAGCAAACGCAGTTATGAAGTATGCGATAGATAATAAAATATTTAACACATATATACTTGGTAAACAAATGGATAAATCTCAACCACCATCGCAGTTTATACAAGAAGTTTATAGGGAGTTAAGTGTAGGTCCTGCAAGAACTTACGATCCAAATAAAATTCTTGATAATAAAAACAGACCTGACTTCTTTGGTTGGATAATGAAAAACCTAAGGTTTAACGCCTTAGACGTTAGTCTTGAGTCTATAAAACAAAAAACACAAGAAGGTAAAACTGTTGACATTGAAGAGGCAAGAGGTATAGCGGCAGAAACAGGCACAACAGTAGAAGACTTTGGTTTTACACAAGTAGCAGATAAAATAGGTGTAACACCAGAACAGTTAAAAGCCATAAGTGATGTTGTATTTAATGAAATGGCTAGATATAAAAAAGGTGTAGATGAA